AAATCCGAGATGGATGCGGCAGTGGACAGGTTGAGTCTGAGCACTTTGCCCCCGCTTGAGCATCCGGTCGGGAGAGCGCCATCGAAATGGGGGCCGGGAGTGAAGGTGCCGTATCGGACACCGGGCGAGTACCGTTACGCGGACACTCCGCGCTACGACGGGTCGAGCATCGAGATGCGCGAGAACATACGCCGCATGGCGTTCGAGTACTACGGGAGAAACTACGCGGGAGTTGACCCGCAGGACGTGGGGAACAAGCAGCAGGCTCTGGTGGACAAGTCCTTCAACCACGTGAAGCAGGTGATGGATCAAGTCTGGAGCCTTTACCAGCAGTACGGTTCGGAGAACGAGTACTACCGCGTGATCGGCGTGAACGACGTCCAGAAGTTCGACAAGGGAGCCGCAGGCGAGCGATTCGACTTTTATCTTCAGTTCGACGTGGGATTGCTGGACGGCGCCCAGATAGTTGAGCGGGTCAAGGCGATCAGCGAGATGGTCGGCGTGTTGGACAAGAACGGCGTGGTGGACACGGAGAAACTTTTGAGCATGGTGGTGGAGCAGACTTTGCCGGGAGCGGCGGACAAGATCATTCAGCCGCGCGAGACGGGGATAAACAAGGCGGTGGAGGAGGAGCGCTCGACGATAGCGGAACTGGTGGCTGGAGTGCCGCCGAACGTGCGTCCGAACGACGCCCACCAAGTGAAGCTCCAGATATTCCAGCAATGGATGAGCCAGCCCGACGTGCAGGAGAAGATAGCCGCCGACGAAGCTCTTCAGGCTAGGGTGCAGAACTATTTTCAACAGAGAAACTTTCAGATTCAGCAGCAGCAGAACGCGCAGATTGGCAGGACGGGGGCGCAACCGACTCAGTTCGGCCAGACCGCCGCAGCGCAGGGGGGATGATATGCCGAAAGTCGGAAAAAAGCATTATGCCTACACCAAGAAGGGCTACGCCGCTGCGGCGAAGGCTCGCAGCAAATTAATCAAGAAGAAGAAACCCAGAAAGAAGGGGAACTGACATGGCTCATCGAATAGAAGTGATCGAGGGATCGTACGTGGTGATCGACTTGGACACGGGAAGCCGTGCTTCGGGTAGTTCTGATTATCAACAGAGGCATTTCGCGGAGGAGTTCGTCCGCAAGGCGAAGGAAGTTGCGGTTCCCGTTGAGAGGGCGCGTGACGGCGACGGCCATTTCAAGGGGGATGATCCAGCCACGCCCGACGTGAACGAGGCATACGTTGGGGGCAAGGCTCCGAAGAAGAAGGCGAAGAAGAGGACTCCGAAGAAGAAAGCGACCAAGAAGTGAATTGGTTCACCAAGAGGAAGCGATATGTGGCGATGGACGGAGAGCATCTCAAGGCCATGTCGCAGGCGTTGCGGGACAACGCGCATTTCAAGAACTTCGTGGAACACTTGCACGAAAGAAGGGAAGACGCCATACGCGCCATGCAGACCGAGAGGGCTATATCGTGCGCGAACAGGCATTTCATGGAGGCCGGGAAACTTGAGGCGTTCGATGAGTTGCTGGACGATTTGGAGCTATGGTGGCGAACCGGCGTTGACTAATGACTTTCATTCGACTAACTGATTAACAACTGGCGAAGCCCAACTAGGGAAGGAACCTGACGAATCATGGCAGATGAAGCACAAGTGGCCGACTCCACGGCCCAGCTTGAGTATCCGCAGGAAATTGCGGAGACTGAGGCGAACGTGGTGACTGAGGAAGAACCCTCGAAAGAGGGTGAAAGCGACAACATGTCCTTGAGCGAGTTGACGACTCAACTGCTCGCCAAGACAGAGGAGCGAGAGGAAGGGGAAGCCGGGGAGACTGAGGAAGCTGTCTCCGAGGGGGAACCCGACCAAACAGAAGACCCCAAGATCGAGCAACCGGGCTTGGTTGCAGTGACCGACGAGGGCGAAACCGACAAGAAGAACCTTCTTGATCGATACGGGCTGGACTTGGACAAGCTGGGCGAGGAGGAGGCGATGAGCCTTGGACGCGCCCTGAGAACCGAGTCATTGAAGCGTTTCGGGCGGTTGACTGCCCAGAAGCGGGAGGCGGAGTCCGCTCTGCGCGACCTTGAGAGCAAGGTGGCTACGAGCGAAGCGAGTCCTCGACCCGTGGAGGAGAAGGGGAATCCGTTGTCCGACGTATGGACTTCGGAGACTCTGGAAAAGAAGGAGACTGATCTCCAAGCCATCGAGGACTGGGCGGAGGACGCGCTTGCGCTCGAAGGCCAGTACGACGACGACGGCGAGGAGTACCTGATCGAGGCGGATGGAAAGCGGTACACCAAGCAGGACTTGCTTGGTATACGCTCCAACGCCCGCAAGATGCTGCGCAAGGGGGGCGCTCTTGACGAGCGTCACGGTTTCCTTGCCCAGCGGCAGCAGTTCGACGGCGATGCGCTGAAGTACTTTCCTTGGATGAGCGACGAACAGTCGCCCGAATTCGTGGAGTACCAGCAGTTCGTGTCGCAGGAGAAGTACAAGACGCTGCTGGATTCTCTGCCGGAGGCGAACTTGTTCGCCGGATTGATGGTGGAGGGGAATCTGCGGGTGAGGGAACGCATGAAGACGTCCGAGGATGGAAATTCCCGTCAGCAGGCGAAGGAAGTTCCCGTGGCTCCCGCTACTACGGCGGCTGCGGCTCCCAAGCGAACGCCGATGGGGGAAGGTTCTCGCATTCGGAAGGCAATGGATCAAGCCAAGAGGACGTTTGAGAAAACGGGGTCGATACAGTCTTTGGCTCGCTTGCGCGAGTTACAGGCTCAAATGAGTTAAAAAATTCAAACAATCGGAGGTATAGCAAAATGGCTACCGCTACGAGCTATAACGTCGCTGGGAACAGGGAGCAGATTTTGGATGTGCTCACAATCCTTGAGCCGGAGGAGACCCCTGTGGTTTCGATGGCCAAGAAGTTGCCCGCGTCAGCCACTTTCGTGGAATGGCAGGTGGATAATTTATCCGCCCCTGCATTTGGCGGAGTTGGCGAGGGGGAGGATGTGTCTTCTTTCTCAAACAAGGTAATCAATCGGACGAAACTTGGAAATTACGTCCAGAAATTCCGCAGGGAATGGATGGTCAGCGATATTCAAGAACTCGTAAACACCGCCGGGGTCTCCAGCGAAGTGGCCAACAGTGAGGCCAAATCCATGCGTGAACTGAAACGCGATCTTGAGGCTGCCATCTGCTCCGTGCAGGACAGACAGGCTGAAGCCGGATCGGGTACGCCGTACAAGACGCGCGGACTGGGAAAGTGGCTCGCCAATGGTGGCACCGCTGGTTCGGCTCCGTCCGACTTGCCGTCTGCGTATCAGTTGCCGAGCGCATCTCTTGACAGCACGGCGACGGTTCTGGAGTCGCACTTCAACACGGTGGTGCAGTCGCGTTACGAGACAGTTGGAAACGCTGGGGCGCGGCTTACGCTCGTCGCGGCTCCCGACCTGAAAGCTCAAGTGAGCAACTTCACGCGGGCCGACACTACGTCGAACGACAGCACCTACACGGTGACGCAGGACGCGACGACCAAGACGGTCACGCTTTCGGTCAACGTGTATGACGGCGACTTCGGCTACATCAACATCATCCCGTCCTTGTTTCTGAACCGCACCAGCGGATCGAACACAATCGACGACGACTACGGGTATCTGATTGATCCCGAACTTATTGGGCTTTTCGTCTTGAAGGCGGAGAGCAACACGGAACTTGAGAATCAAGGTGGTGGACGCAGGGGTTATACTGACGTAATCGCCGGATTAGCCTGTTTCAATCCTCTTGGCTTCGGCGTGTTCGAAGGATAATCTTAACTTAGGAGGATAATACAATGGCTAATACTGACGTAACATTAGGGGATACCCGCAAGACGACCCTGAGCAATCAGGAGCGCGCGCAGGGCTATACTCACAAGTGGACCATCAAGTACACCGACATTGACGAGGGAACGGGGTCTTCGGACACCGTGACCGTGACCTTGGGCAGTACGCCCACGGACTTCGTCATCAGCAAGGCGTTGGTCAACGTGACCACTGCTTTCGCCGGAACCGGCGCGTTGGCGATTGAGGTTGGAACGGATGGTGATCCGAACAACTTCAT